GCGCCGTACTCGGTGCTGTGTGTGTGGAGTAGCGTCCAGTGTCATAAGGTCAAGTCTTCTCCTGGGCCATGCTGGACACCTCCGCGGCCAAGAAATTCAGCATGGCCCAGTGTGCAGGCCGCGGTGAGCGAATGAACGAGCTATGCGAGTGAGTGAGGTTCTGGTATCCGGGATACAGTGAAGTGGGTGTGATAGTGCTGTACTCAGTGCTATCATGCACACGTAGCGTCCATTATCAAGGGGCCACCCTCGAAACGCCGGGGGGTCGCCGGGCTTGGTATCTATATCACCACCATATCCGAGGGGTGACTTTATCTCGCGCGCGTTAAGCGTTTTTTGAAGTCACCCTTACCTTAGGACCTTAACGCCTTTTCTGATCCATCATGTTCAAAGCTACCTTTAAGCGCCTCTTTAATCTTTACAAAACGTCGTGACTTGTATCAAGAGTCCCTACATTATGTAAACTAATTATCAGATAAAGTGTCTTATATACTCATATCTACAAGTATATTCATAGTGTTCTAAAAATATATGAAAAAATATATGTGGGTTCATACAAAAAGTGCCCCCTGGGTCTCTTTCCCGGGAGCACTTAGACTTACTTGAATTGTTCTGTCTTTTACAATACTTCTAGCAGGATCCAAGAGTTATGGATATCAAGGATCTTGACCATCCTGTCCATTCCTACAAGCTCTCCGTAGGAGATAACCATTCTTAGTGGTGGGTTTACATATCCCTGATAGTGTTGAAGGACTATCGTGTCATCATTGGACATCCAGGTACCTCGTAGTCTGATGGAAACTACCTTTGGGTCTGTGGAACGATGAACATTACCTGCTATTGTGTAGAGTGTGACATTCGTCTCCTTGACTTCGATATCACACTGGTCTCCCAGCTCTATTGACCCTGCACTTGTTCTTATTGAGATGGAATTCTTGGTTATCTTCTCTGTCATCAGTTCAATGTTGGCGTGAGTATTACCTATGACCTTAAGGAACCAGTTAAGATGGCCAGAGTAAAGGTCTCCAATATACTCGTCTTTGCCATCCTTTAGGCTGAACAGAGCCCACTCTTCTTCGTGAATGCATACCCTGGCAACAACAGCCCTTACCAAGTTGTCCCCATCATAATGCTCTTCGAAGGAAACAATATCATCTTCAAAGATCTTTACAGCTTCTTGATCAAGAAGTCCTCTGGACTGCATGAGGATGATTCTAGTGAAGTCCACAGTTCGACGAATGTAAACTACCCGTTCTACCAGTGTTTCATTCTCTATCTTACTGCGGTTCTCTTGATCAAAGAATTTTATTGTTTCCTCTTTATAGTTAATCGAGGACACTTTGACCATCTTATCTTCATCTTTGAGCCATGCTCTATATTCTGGGATCATCTCTTTGCTTCTTTTTCTTCAACTTATCTTCACTCTGAAAGACTTAGGTCTTTCTTTATTTTCTTAGACTTCCCAAGGCAAGACTTTACATTCAATGCTATCTTCATTGATACTGATTACTCTTACATTCTCATCAATATCATGTCTCTCGATGACCAACTTGAGGTTAGACGCCTGCTTGATCAATAAAATAGACTTGAGGTTCATTGGATCCCAAAGCTTGACAATAATTCTATCAGGTATAGATATTCTATATGATGGAGAAGTCTTGTACACAACCTCAAGACTCCTCACTGACGTATAGCTGATATCCAAGGCAACAACATCTGTTCTGAGGATCACTCTGCTGCTCATTGTTTACTCCTTGAAAGATTTCCTTAGGATCGTCTTGGTGTTGATCCTTCATCACTCATAACTGGAGGTATTAAATTCCATGGCCTTTCTGTTCCAGGAGCTCCTATGCCTCTTTCCAACTTATAAGGAGGACTCTCTGCCGGGACCAGCAGGAGAACAACAAGGCCTTCTTCCTCAGACGGCTCAATCTTCTTGATCTTAGCATCGATTGAGAGGGAGGGAACAATAAGTCTGAGGTCAGGACTGTCACTTAAGGGGACTAGAATCTGGCAGATCGCCGGATCATCAAAGACGATGTCAAAAGCAGCTAATAGTGGCTTGTCAGTTCCATTGTTCTCTATCTTCAGGAAGGTGGAGGAATAGGACTTCAGATTCTTGAAGTCAAAGGTAAGTGTGGTTCCTTTAGCTCTAATCTCAATACCGTAGCTTGTCATCATGATCTTTCTCTCCTTCTTTTGATCTTTGTTCTGGCCTAGTAGTAAGACACTTACTAGATCAGTATCTACCATTGAGGGTATAAGCCTCACCTCAGGAAATGAGAGTAAATATCATGTTTAGAAACTTCTTTCAGAAGAAGAAACGCTCTCCTGAAGAGATATATGCAGATCTTAAGCGACTCATGAAGGAGGATTTAGAAGCCCAAGGCTTAAGTCAAGAATCTGTTCTCTCAAGAGTAGAAGATACTGAGCCATCTGTTGAGGTCCCTGTTATGCTTCTATTTAATGCTGACGTTATCGATGAGTCCGATATGGACTTTATCCCAGGACTCTTCCCCAATATACATGCTGTCGCTTTCCGTCCCTCCAAGGCGCCTCTCAGAGGTCTAGAAGATCCTGAATCTTCTTATTCCCAGCTGATAGAAATGTTCCCCTTACAATGAGAAACAAGAAACAATTTCTACCTCCTGGGCAGGTTCTGTCTTGGGCCAGTGCTTTTCTCAACGATGGCTGCCCTTCAAAAGCTGCAGCTCTGCTTAGAAACAATGGCTTCCTGGATGTGAGCATTAGGGCCAGCTCCGAGGACTTCAGCCTAATTTATGCCTGCCCTTCCGGTACTTTATCAGGACTTTATTTTGATGGACACAAGGCTTCCTGGCTGGACCAATGCCTAAAAGACGGCTGGTGACTAAGACTATTGAACTCTAATGTTTTCAATAGTAAGTAAGGACTTACTATAGGAGAAGGTATATGCTGTCTTAAGGCAGTAAGATCAACAGTGTGGAGAGTTTCATAATGCTAGTCACTGCTATTAAACCTAAAGAAGATGCAATCATGATAGGAGAAGACATCAAAATTGTTATAATTCGCTATCATGCCGGCCAGGTGCATATTGGCATCCAGGCTCCCAGGGACCTTAAGATTATCACTGTTCCCAATGAAAAACCATCGAAATAAAGAAAAGAGGTTGACGGACACTGCATCTTATGATTAACTATCAGTGGATATAAGTGAAGGAAGAAGGTGAAACCATATGCCTAGAGGTGACGGAACAGGCCCCCAAGGTGCCGGTCCTAAGACTGGCCGCGGTAAGGGTAACTGCTAACAAGCATACCCCCAGATCCAGCATCAGGACCAACATACCAGGTGCTGGATCACATTTAACAAATAAGGAGAAGTCATGCCTAAATTGATCCTATCAAAACGACGTAAAAGACATAGACCTAGTCCTCCTGTAGATGGTGGGCGCATGGCCAGGCTTGACCTTGCCCGTCTCCACTATGAGTTGAAGTTTCACAAAGCCTCAATACGCTGGCTCTCGAAGCGTATTGGTTATCACCCAAACAGTCTCTATAACTCTCTGCGCAGAGTCCGGCGCGGGTTTAAGACAAAGGTCTCGCTTATTACCTACCTTGCCTTTGCCTTAAATGTGTCACCTCTTATGCTGATCTCAGGAAGAGAGGATCCTTTTGATGACCGCGCCTATTAAAATTCCTAATCCAGTAAAGGTACGAGGTGTTTGCTTTCATACTGAAGGAAAAGCTGCCCTTCGTTACCGTACTCCAGGTGACGCTGTCGTTCTGGTTAGAGAGCCTTCAGAGCCTCATGATCCTAATGCTATTCGAGTATTGGTGAGTGATGCCACCTCTCCTGATCAGGGACTGGTCAACCTTGGTTATATTCCAAAGGACCTGTCTGCAGTCTGGGCACCATTGATGGATTCTGGTAAACTTAACCTACGAGCCAAGCTACATAGTATTGAGAATCTGGGTGGCCGGATTCCCCTGATTCATATCTATGTTAACAAGACCAAGTTCAAAACGTTTTCCTGAGATTGGACACCGTGTCCAAAGGGAAGAGCCCAGGCAGTAATGTCTGGGCTCTTCTTTCATCCGGTGATCTTGGATCTATTGTTAATCTAGTCTTGGGATACCCATGATCTCCGAAATTCTTAAGGCAGTATCCGTGTAGAACTTAGAGTTAAAGTCTACAGGCATGCTGTGGAAGTCAACACCCATCCAGCCAATTAGTAGTCCATCATTAACAAGTAGATGTACCACAACATAGTGAGTTCCATGAAGCTGTTTAAGTGTTTTGAAGTGAGAGTTTTCAGCAGCGTCAACATTCATCAGGTAAGGCTGAGGTTTCTTTGTCAATAGGTTTAGTAGTATAGGATAGCGGCTGACAAGGAGATCAGACATTTCAAAAGCTTTACTAGCAGTTCCCGACGCACAAGACTCATAAGCACAGGACATTTTCTTCATTGGCAGGCCAGTACTAAGATGAGCTCCATTATGAAACAGGAATACATAGGCTCGGTCTGCACCAGTTAAAGCCCTGATTTCAACCAGCTGATCATGAACTTTCTGTGAATTTTCAGCATCTTTTGCCATTGATTCTCGACTCATGGCCCGACGAAAGTCCCAACTCGTAATATACTTCCCACCCCAACTTATAGCAATGAGCATACATGCTGCCAAAATGACTATCAATCCACGATAAATGATTTTCTTGTAGATACTGAACATCTTAACTTCCTGAATGGTAGATTTTGTTACTTCAGTCGCTGCTGTAGTAAAAGCATAAGAGAATCCAGAAAGGAAAATCCTTTCTGAATCTTTCCTTCAACATCTTCAACCTTAGGCGCGTCAGGGTTGATGTGACCAAAGATAGGGATACCCCATCCATAGTCCTCATCGAAGCCTTTGGTTCCAAAGTCAACACTGATTCGACGCAAATGCTCGATCATGTCTTCTAGGTCTTTAATTGGAGTCTCTTTATCTGCATTCAGGTGGGAGGAGAGAATAAGGGCACAGAGTCCAGCAATGTGAGGAGAAGCCATACTAGTTCCGGATAATTCACAATAGGTATCATTTTTGAAGGTCGAGAGAACATTTTCACCAGCAGCAGCAAAACTAAGATGCCGACCGCGGTTTGAGAACCAGGAACGTTCTCGAGCGGAGTTAACAGCTCCAACGGCAATTGTTGTATCTAAGCAAGCTGGCAAGCTAACCTTGCCTGCATTCTCGTTACCTGAAGCACAGATAACCATCACGCCTTGCTCATAGGCCAGGTTCAGAGCACTGACAGTCCTTTTGAAGTAAGCCTTGGCTGAGGGTGGAGCTCCAAGGCTCATATTAATGACCTTGGCTCCTGCTTCTATAGCCCAACGAATACCTTCGGCCAATGCGACATCAGATCCCTGTCCTTGGTTGTCTAATATCTTGCCGGTGATGAGTGAGCATTCTGGAGCGATCCCAGTCAAGCCATGGTCTCCACCCCGGGCACCAATTATCCCGCTGACGTGAGTCGAGTGTCCGGACACCGTGTCTATCACAGGATCAGCTGTAAAATTCTTAAATTCGGATATGACAAGGTCAGGATGGTCAGGGCAACCTGTATCCAGGACAGCTACGATAATTCCTGCCCCACGGGTCTCTTTCCAGCATTCTGGGACGTTATGCAGTCTTACGCCATAGTCTTCTGGAACGACAAGCGAGCGCATTATCCTCCCAGTTTCAAATCTCGGAAGGCTCATTTGTCCCATCTTCATGGTAGCAACCTCTTGTAACTACTGGACTTACACTATATCGAATCCTTTTTTAGAAAATTCCTTAGAGTAAGCATTCACTTATTTTATACTAAGAGCACCTTATTATTTCAAAAACACTCTTATTAGTAGTAACAGACATTCGTCGCTCATAATCTATCCGTAGAATCAAAGAATCTTCTATAGACTTAAAGAAAGCTTAGGTATATCTTCTTACTATAAGAGGCAGGATCAGACATCCTTAATATTCCAAGAAGGAACATATCATAATGAAGTTTTCAATGATTGGGAAGGCAAACTTCCCTGCGGAGGTCCCATTTTTGGCCCCAGGTCTTAAGATCGTTCAGGATTTTTCTCCTGAAGGCTTTTCGCGCCATGTTGTCACTGCTACCCTAGGTAGCGAAATTAATCCTATCAGACTCTATCTGGTTGGAATCGCTACAACTGAAGACCCTTTTGCAGGAATGATTGAGGGTTCTGCTCTAATGTCCTTTATCAATGGGGACATTCCTGCTGATTTCACCACGATCAAGGACCTTGGAGCATCTGCTGAGGACTCTGAAGTCCCCTTTGAGTTTGACCTGGATGCCGCGGGTGTTCTGGGCCAGACAATTTTCTATGCTGCCGCAGCATCTTTCGAATAGACCTATCATTGAACCGGTAACACCCTGACTTACTATACTCAGGAATCCTCTCTTATATGCTTGGATCAAATGACTGAATCAAAGGAGCCGAATATGAAATTCCAACTCGTTCAACTTGCAGGGAGCACCATGGTTGGTGTTTGTCTGGTCAACCCCAGTGGTACTTTTTCTGAACCTATCATGATTGAAAAAGACCTTGAAAGCCTTCAGATGGCTCTGACTAATGCAGCTCGGGCAGTTGCCCTTCAGACTCCTCAGCTCTACATTCCTATCAGCAAGATGGAAGTAGTTGAGGGTCCAATCACTGTTAAGCAGGCTGACAAACCAGTAGATCCGGTAGTTGATTCTAAGATCACTATTCCTTCGGTTAAGCCAAAAATCCCTTCCCCCCCTATCAAATCCAAGGAAAAAGTCAATGCTAAGAAAGTCGATAACAAGAAGTAGTCGCCTTAAGTGGATCCCAGTTATTCTATCAGTTCTGTTAGTCATCTGGGTCTTTTCGGACCAGGAAAACACAACCGCTGCTAATAAAGCAGAAGCCTTTTGGTATCGATATCCTGTTCTGTCAGTTGACAGAGTCTATGATGGAGATACTTTCTGGCTAACCTGGTCAGCTGGGTTTGATCAGAACATGGTCAAGGTCAAATGTCGTCTCCTAGGCTCTGATGCTATTGAGAAACGGGACCTGGGCGGTGATGTAGCCACTCTTTTCACACAGGAGTTTCTTTCCACAGGTACTCTTGTTGTCTGGACTCATGGGAAGAGGGGTAACTTTGGCCGGGTCCTGGTAGATATTGAAAAGCTGGAGACAGGTAAGTGGCTATCTCGAGAGCTACAAGCAGTTAAGTTGGTTAAGAAGGACAGTCAATACAACAAGCAAAATCACCGTCCACATATTTCTTACCTGAACTAATTGACAACTGGCTACCCTCAAGTGGCCAGTCTCTTTTCTTTTCTCTTACTACAGAGCCTGTAAGCCATAAAATCCTGTGGTTGACTGATCTATTAGGTAAGAGAGAAAACTAAAGATGACTGAAGACCACACCCAGGAAGTTGAAAAGACCCTGAACAAACTCGCTTTCACAGAGAGTGGCAAAGCCTCAGCTCGTACAACTTCTGTGATGAAACATAATGTTGAGGAGAACTCTGCTGAGTTTGGCCAGCTGTTCCCCCACTACAACATTGATGCCCTCCCTTCTTCTGGAGAGGGAACTTTTGAAATAGTAGAGGGTAAGATAGAGTCACATCCTGAAGATTCTACTGCCTTACAGCTAGAAGCTGCCAGTTGGTTGGCCAAGATCTCTCCATCTGGTAACTCACTTTCATTATCCCAGAAACAACTCTCTAATATTGTCCACCAGTTTCAATTGATACACAGTAGTTGTGGCTATGGAGCTGCAAGAATTCCTATGATCTGTCAGGGCCCTCTTTGTCCAATGGTTCAGGATTCCCTGGCAGTGAGCACCGGAGGAGCTCAGAAGGATCTATCCCACTGTCGCTGTTACCTTTATGCAGCTGATGCTCACCCGTTCAGTTTGGCCTGCCCCCTAGAAATACTTCAAGATACTTCACTTAGGCAAAGCCTTTGTGATTCACTAGGTGTCTCAACGGAGTCTGCTATCCATGTCCATTTGATTGGCAACCTGGCTTCCTGGATGGTCTTGCAGAGTCGAGTTCTTAATGAACTTGGCTGTGACCCCTTCGTAGTCAATGATAATGAAGTCTCTGCAATTCCTGTTGGCTTAGGGGAAGTTCACTCTATTTACCGCAAGGAAGCCTCCCCCCTGTTTGAACAGCTGGAGGTCTGTCAAAGAAACATCGACGGCCTCCGACGCCAACTACTGGCTACTCCTGAAGCTCAGGCCAAGCATCAGCCCAAAGAGAACCCGATGGGTAGTGCTCCCTCTCTAGCTTCCAGAACCAGTCGTCGCAGCGAGCTTCTTGACGTCACTACTGTTGATATTCAACCCCAAGGAGAAGAGTAATGCCATCTTCCTATTTAGGACAGCGTGGAAGTTATATCCAACCAGATTATGATCCTCAGGATGAACTAGGTGTGGCAATTAATGCTGCCCTAGCTCTGACTAAGTTTGCAGTTTCTCCTCTTATTGCTCCGACCTATGGTTTGATGGCTATTGGTTCAGCTGGTCTAGCGGGCGCCGGTCTCATTGGAGCTTCTAAATCAGTCTTTAGTAAATCCGGTGGTGTAAACAAATATGCTCGTAAACTCTATCGACAGGCCCGGTTCGGGTTTAATACTACTACACCTGGGAAGTTTTCTCAGTTCATGAACAGCATGAAGGGTTCTATTGGTAGAGAATCTCTCATGTCTGGTGCTAGAGGAAAAACCAAAGCCTATGGAGCAGTTATAAATAGAAAGGCAGGATCCGTGGCATCTGCTACTATTAGTTCCATGCAGTTCCACCCCTTTGCAGCGGGAGCTGGGTTTGCTGCTCTAGGCGCTGGTATTGCTGCTCAAGATGAACTCAAGCGAGGAAATCCTTCCCCTCAGAAAGTATCTGGATATATGGCCCGGGGTGCGGCTAACCGTAATAGGAGCCGCCACTAATGCCTAATATTGATAAGTTCTCAGATATTCCCCCAGAAGCCTTTGAAAAACTACATCCCATGTGTAAGAAATGTATCCGGTATCACATGCTGGATAAAGGACTGAAGTTTGAAATTGACTGCCGGCCACTGCATGCAGACAAGACAGACTTCAGTTATCAAGTAGAATCTTTCTTAAGCCAGGGTAAGAATGAGAAAGATGCTACTCACTCTGCTTATGCTATCAACGTTGCAGCCTGGGCCAGGGATGTTCTTGACCTCCCAGCCTGGAGCCCCGTTCAGGATGACATGTATCTTTGTACAGCTATGCATAAGGTTGGTCGGGTTTGTCGACGTGAAGGAAAAACAATCTCAGCTCGTGTCCTGACTCTGCACAGGTCATTCTTCTGGAAGCAGACTGTTCTTGTTGTGGCCCCCTATGAAGACCAGGTCCACGAGTTCTTTGACTCCGACCAGGGTGGACTTGAGCAGCTGTGTGAGATGGCTGCTGATAATGGTCACCCTGAGTTGATGGACTCTGTGGTTATTCCGGTTGGCATGCGTTCAGGTCATATCTATCGTCAGCGACCACGTTATCGTATTGAATACAACAATGGGTCAGCAATTGTAGGAAAGGTCCTTCGTTCTTCCAATAAGGCCCGAGGCAGCTCTCTTCGAGGAACTGGTGTGGTTGGATTACGCAATATTGAGAAAGACGACGACTCTGAATCCAGTGCCGGTATGTGCGTTATCGATGAGTGTATTGCTGAAGGAACTCTTGTAAATGTATCAGAATTTGCAGTGAGACCTGTTCAAAATCTAACATTACAAGACAAAGTCCTAGGTGGAGATGTCAATGGTTTAGTCGTAGATGAAGTTGATGCATTATCTAAAGGTATAAATGAGTTAGTTACAGTTAGTAATGACTTAGGAACACTTCATTGTACAGAGAACCATCCAATCTTTAATGGAAAAAGAGATATCCCTCCTCTTGAAGCAAAATATGCAATTGTTCCTCTTCACTATCAGAATCTTAAGTTCTCCCAAGGGGTAGTCGTTGCCCGTCTTGCAGGTTATAATTTTGGTGATGGCTGGATAACAATAGATAAAAAGGGAAGAGGTACTGCTGGTTTCTCTGGTCAAGAAGAGGATCTAGAACAAATCATTGAGGATATTGTCCATCTTGGTGGACGACGCTGCAGCTCTTACACTCGATTTTCCGAAAATGTAGATCGTGGAATAAGAGGAACAGTCTCTTCTATAACAAGTTCATGGGCCTACAGATTGCTTAAGGATATATGTCCTTCGAGTTATAAAACCTTACAGCCTTTAATTATCCCTGAAGTAATAATGAAGGCCAATAACTTTATAAAATCTAGCTTCCTGTCGGGATTATTCAGTGCAGAGGCTTCAAGTATTCGTTATCAAAAGAATGGGATTACTCCAAACTCTATTGATTTAAGAATAAGAAGCATAAAAGAGGAATGGCTTGACAGCTTTTTAGATCAGATCGGTCAACTTCTTTCAGCCCTGTCTATCAAATGGAGCCGTACAAAGACTTATTCTATTGAAGGTAAATTGTTTGGAGGAATAAGTATAAACAACTCCAAGGAAAACATTGATCAGTTTATCAAGTCTGTAAGCTTCTGCTACAATGTGAAGAAACTTCAAGGAGCCAATACCTGGATACTTTACCGTAAATACACTAAGAACAAAGGTTTACGAGAATCCATGATGACCCCTGCTGAGCTTATTAAATCTCTTGAGTGGAAACCTGGATACCTTCGTCTACCTATTCTTAAGAGCTGTCAAAAGAGACTTGGAAAGACAGGTATTGTCTATAATATGACTTCCAGTGCTCAACACCGTTTCTTTGCCAACGGTATGTTGACACACAATTCGGACTATCTAGATGGTGAAGACTGGCGTACCATTAACCCAATCATTGGCCAAAACAAAAACATCGAATGTTTAGAGATATCTACACCACATGGGCATCGTGAAACTTTCTATGAGCATTGTATATCTTCTTCATGCCATAGGGAGATTTTCTATTCTATTAATGATCGAAGAGACATTGTAGCAATGGAAGAGGCAGAGAAAAAGAAAGCTCTTGAGGCTATTCGAAGATCATGCAGAGACCATGATGAATATGTTCGTGAGTGGCTTGCAGAATTTGGTGTAGAAGCATCTGCTATCTTTAAGCCTGATGATGTCTTGGCAATATCTCAGAAGCATTGGGAATATACTGAACCTGTCACTGACTTGTCTCGATGTCCTGTCAAGCCAGTCACACCTGGAGTCATTAGAACTATAGGAGCTGACTGGAATAGACCAGGTGTAGGTCTTCGTCTCTATGTCTGTGAGTTTACACCTGCTTCATTAGAAGACGCCCAGGGTCGTGGAACTTATAAGATGATCGATCGTTGGATTGTCTCTCATATTGACTTCACTCAAATCATGTCAGTAAATGCCATCTTTTGTGCCAACAGAATCTATCAGCCTAAGTTTATCTATGTGGATGCTGGATTTGGTGATATGCAAGTTGAGCGCATGAAAGAGATGTCACTCAATGCAGCCAGAGATCCTCTTCGGGGTGGCAAGCACCCAGATGCTAGACTTGGAGATATTCTGACACCTGTTAGTATGGCTTCTACTATTCCAATGGTAGATCCTGCCTGTCCTAATGATGAGACCAAGGCACGTAAAATCCAGGAGAAGACACTGATAGTAAACTTCTTTCAGGCCATGGTCGAAGAACGAGCAGTCTTTATCAGTGAGGCCGAGAGAACCAGCAAGGCCCTAAGCCCTTCAATGATTGCCTTCAAGGTTGAGCGCCAATCTGCAGCTGGCCACCCTATCTATACTCCAGATAATGACCATGATGTGATTGCCTCTGGTCTAGCACTCTATGCTTACTGGAAAGAATGGTTCTACGAGAAGCGTATAACTCCTTTAGAATCAGCAATGATCATCAGTGGGTCCGATAAAAGCTTTGGTACTTCTTCAGACCAACCCAGTGTAAACCTGATGCCCAAGCTCAAAATAGGAGCAACGGGACAGGCTGTTATCCTACCTAAAGTCTCTGATGACCTTAAGAATATAACTGAAGAAGGTGCCTTGAGATCCTTTGGAGCTCTGATGGATGATCCCAAAGACAAGAACCTGTTATTAACAAGTGTGAACGGTATTCCTGTTGACTCCTCTCGAGGGTCAAAGCCTAGAAGCGTTAATGGGTTTGCCTCAAGAACAGCCGGAAACTTCTCTAAGAGGACCAGATAGTGGCCAAAACCTTTAACCGCCTACGAGATGTTGTAGTTAACACCCATGACCCTTCTGTTCTTCAGGGCTCCAACTATGATCGTCAGCCCGTCGACCGCCCGGCTGCAAGACTCTTGTTTACCCAAGCTCGATCCAAAGCTGTAGAAACAATAGGTCTTCTGGATCAATTGGGAGAAGGATTTAAGATTGACATCCGAAAGGCTAGCTCCCAGCTGCGACAGCTTGTCCAGCTCCTGGATCCCCCCAGTAAGGGAAATTATATCTCTTGGGAGACCTATAAGAAGGCAGTAGACATTGAAGTTGCCAGTGCCTACCCAGACCTTCTGTCATATGAACGTGGCAAGTCCCCGGATTCCTTGATGAACAACGAGCGTCTTAAGACCTTGTTTCTTGAACAGTCTATGACAGTAGTGAGATAACCATGGCCCGGCTAACAAAACCCAAAGTAAAGATATCTATTTTCAACTCCATTGTTGGTAATGGCACTGGCTTGTCTCAGCTTATTCAGGAACGTCCTACCAATGAGGCTGCCCGTCGAGTCATCTTTGATATGACCTGCCCTGGTGGAAGTATGCTTCAGCAGAAACTCTCCGGGGTCTCTTCCTCTAATGTCTTTGGAGAAGAAGTTGCTACCGGTAAGCTTTCTCCTGAAATGCATGACCCTTTGTTTGTAAGTATTGACCCCATGTCCAATCCATTCTCCTCTTACATTATAGACAAAGTATCTGAGGGTGTAGCTTCCAGCCACCAACTTTGGCAGGACGCTCAGAGAGTTCGTGGTCGTGTCCGCCCTCATGATAATGGTATCCAAGAGGAACTGACCTTCCTTCCTTTCCAGACTGAGCCTCGATTAGACGATCTTGCTGATATTGCCATGTATGGGTTCGTCATGGATACAGGACAGAAAGATTTCTCCAAAGCCTTGGAGGACATTCCTTCAGTCATTGATTCTATCTCAGGAGGTCTCAAAGATCAGCTCGAGATGGCAGATACTGTGGTTGGAAAAAGGGAAGAGGAAAAAGAATCCCTGGTCGGATCTCTTAAGTCCTTTGTTTCCAGTTCTTACAAGAAGATCAAGAAGGTAGTCAGCCAGAAAGTCTCTGCCGCTACTAACGGCAAGATGTTTGAAAGTTTCATGGGTAAACTTCAGTCAAAAGCTGAGGATGCTCAGAAGAAAGGTATTAGCTATCCCCCTGGGTTTTCTATTGAAGATATTAGGAAAGCTGAACAAGCTGCTGCTGTCAAGGAGACTCAGAACCTAGGAATCAGTTATCCTTCAGGATTCTCTCCTGAAGGAGTATCAGGTCAAGTTGAGAAGACCAAGGAGCTAGTTACCAAATCGACTGACACTCTTTATAAGAAGCCTGTCTTCGGGGATGTCGGAAAGTATTATGACAAACTCAAACCCAACCTGGCTGGTGGTCTTACAGGAATTGGCAGCTCTATCTTTTCCTTATGGGGAGAGATGACAGATACTATTTCAGACTCTATTAAAAAAGTTATTCTTCCTCCTATTAAAAAAGGTATTAGCTATCCCCCTGGGTTTTCTATTGAAGATATTAGGAAAGCTGAACAAGCCGCTGCTAAAGAAACTCAATCTAAAGGGATTAACTATCCACCTGGATTCTCTCTTGATAGCTCTGACTCGTCGAAAGCTAAAGAATTGGCTAAGCAACAGACTGAAGCAGTTGCTTCTACCCAGTATATAGGCATCAGCTATCCTCCTAATTCTACTGGTCTGGAGGATCCTAAATAATGTCTGCCTATCAGCCAATCATTGACGCTTTTGAATCTGCAGTTCTTGAGAACTCCAACCAGGCTGACAGTATTCCTTTGGTAAACTATCGAGAGACCCGCGAGGCTATGGTAACTTCTCTGGCTGGTAACCGGGTTACAGATCTGGCCGATGCCATCGATCAAGGATTGAGAGAAACCCCCTCTACGTTGGACACCGTGTCCAATGAAATCCGTTCCAGAGGGGACCAGTGTATCGAGGAAATGGAAGTCCTGGCCCACCGGGATTCTGAGGTTCTGACCAAAGTAGATGCCCTAGCCACAAAGAAAGATACTCTGACAGGCTCTGTTTCCAAACAGCTTGCTACACTTGGAGACTCTTTCGAGTCTTTAATCTCTGGAACACTGGATCAAATTTCAGAGGTCACCAAGGACAATATGATTCAGAAGACTGCAGATCTCAGAGATTACACCCGTTCAATGGTCAAGTCTAAAGCTCTCAACGATCTTACAGCAGTCACAGCCAGCCCAGTGTCTCCTATGAAGATCGTTGAGTCAGAGGTACCAGAAGTAAAACCCTCTATCGTCAGCCTCTTCAACAAACTTTCGACGGCTGCTAATACTGCAGTCAATGCCCGCTTGATTGCAATCAAGCGAACCTTGGATGGCTTGGGAGTTTCTCAAGCTGAATCTGTAGCTGCTGAGACTACACATATGGGAATCAGTTACCCTCCAGGAACTCCAGCTCCAACTCCGGTTCCTACTGAAAGTGCCCTGGCTTCCATCAAAGCAGCCTACAAAGAACTCACGGACAATCTTGTTATTCCAGGGTTAGGAACCATTCAGAAGCGTTCTGACACACAAACTCTGGATGTTCCTCCACCTTTGACTGAGGAAGCATGACTACTATGAAAAGTAAAGTTACAGAGGCCATTCCCCTTCCGAATCCTGGAATAGATAACTTCTCACCCAGGATCAAGCCTGTAAGTATTGGACGGTTCAAGGATCGGATGGAAAGCATCGTCATTCCCTTAAAGAGAGCCATTGGTCGAGTAACTCGGCTCTATGGATCCTCCAGTATCTACAATGTAGACATGCCTAACTTTGGCAGAATCGTCGAGTATGCCGAGATGGAAGAAGTTCTTAGTACTGCCATCCTAAGACATACTGAACAGATTTTGAAGTCCGGCTGGACAATCCAGAGCAAGAACCCGGCAGCTGCTCGATATATACAGGATCGACTCTATGAGATGGGTCAGCGCATGCAGGAACCTTTTGATATCCCCCTGCAGCAACTGGTCACAGACTCTGTTCGTTTCTCTAATGGCCTACTGTATCTCAACAGAAATGAACTCCTCTCTCCAGGAAATCCTGTAGCTAAGTCGAGAGGTCGTGGCACGGTTGCACCGATCTGCGCCATGGAAGTTCTTCCCATGGAACGAGCTATTCCAGTTATCAATCCAAAGACCAACAGAGTTGGTAAATGGAAGATCTTTAGTGGAGACTCAGGTATTTTCAGTCAAAGAGTAGAGTTTGGCGCCAAGAGTACTATCCATTTCAACTTCTGCCGTCATCCAGGAAAAGTCTATTCCGATCCTTGGCTAATGCCTGCTTTGGATGACATTCAGGATCTACGAGCTGTCGAGGCTGTAGTTAACTCCATTATCTCCCAGCAAGGGGCTCCTCTGGTTCATATCAAGATAGAGAACCCTACTATTGACCGGGAGAATAATTATTCTGAGATTGATCGTGTTCACTCCATCATCTCACAAGGTGCTCTGGAAGGGGGCTTCTATGTCTCTGATGCTCGCCATGAAATCGAGTCTATTACCAATGGAGCTGACCTAAGCTGCTACCAATGGGCCATTACACATTATAAAGGTCGCGTACGTGAAGGATGCAATCTGTCTTCAATTGATTTAGGTGAGGGCTCGACCTCGAACAGAAACACTGCTGCGACTCTGACAGACAAAGGTGTTGACCGCTGCAAGTTCCTGGCGCTATCTATTGAAAGCTATATAAACAACTTCCTTATCGATGTCTTACTACTTGAAGCTGGAAACAAGTTCCGTTGGTCGTTTGATGATGATCAGAACCGTGTTCTGTTTCACTTCAATGAAATTGACTTGGATAGGAAGATGCGTCAGGAAGTTCATGCAACAATGTTGTGGGAGTCTCAAGGCTTGTCTCATTCTGAATATCGTATGCGTCTAGGTTATGAGCCCTTCAAAGATGAAGACTGGTCAGAATCCCAAGTTGAGGAAGTCTCAGTCCGACTAGCTGAAGCCAAGGCCCAGGCAGGTGCCGTTGCCAAAGGGCAAGCCAGCCAGAACCAGAAAGGAACCAACCAATATGGTAACAGTCCTGTCCCGAAGACTCCTAAAGACTCGGCACTTGTCTACAAACTGAGTCAGGAAGCCTTCGAACACTATAAGACTGGTCTGGATAAATCAGGCAAGACCTCCTGGATTGCCAGCGCTGAGGCTGCTGATGAAGCCTTCAGCATTAGTGATAAGGTCTACCGAATGGAGAATTTCCTTAAGGAACATGATGACCCAGAAACAGAACAGCTCTCAAAGGCTTCTCTTGGAAACCTTGTTCGTAGCACTGCCTTCTTATCAGGAGCTACAGGAAAGCCCTGAGAAGCCAGATCAAACTCTCTTACTATACATAGAAGTGGAGGAAGTAAAGAATGTCTCGTAATCGTCTTAACCAAGATATACTCATGTCGGACAATCTGTCGGTTTCCGTGCGCCAACCCTGTGCTGCCGGCAAACGTCTACTCATTGACAAAGGGTTTCAGAAAGACTTTCGCCTTGTGGCTGAGAGCACAGCATCTCATGCTGGACTTATCACAAACAAGCGAGTCTACCGACCTAGCCAACTACGCCCGGCTGCAGACACTTTTGTCATTCCTGTCAACAAACCAGTACTTATTGGTCACTATGGCGAAGATGGTCGAGCTATTGGAACCATCTTTAAAAGTGAGTACGCGGATACCTCCGCCGGCAGGCCTGATGACTTTGTTACTGACTCCTGGAACTTCAAGACCAGTCCTCCTTTAGGTCACATTCGTATCTGGCAGTCCATTGAGGATGCTGATGCTATCGAAAGAATCATGGATGGACGTCTCAATCGCCAGTCCATCTCCTTTAACTGCCGCCAGTTGATTGATGCCATTACAAATATTGATATCATGACTGCTGATGATGAAGACTGGCCTGAGCATGTCTTTGGTCCAGTCAGAGTTGATGGGAAGTGGAACTACTTGTTTCCTGTAGACATAGTTATGAAACATCAGGCGTTTACTGACGAACCTGCCAACCCTTGGGCAGGTGTTGAAGAGTTTAAAGAAGCCTCAAAGGATTCAGAGAACAAGTCTGGTAAATCCATTGTTCAGTTTTATGCCCAGGACAGGGAGAACAACCTGCTTTATGACACTTCCAGTGCTGATGTCTGCCGTCAGATTCACAATCCAAGCTGGGCTGTACTCATCGACATGTCTATGCCTTTGACACCTTCGGATAAGATTGTCTCCACTGAGTTCGTCGATCAATTCTCTAAGTCCTATCCCTGCTCACCCGAGCTTTGCCTTACCGATAGTGAGAAAGAGACTCTTGAACTTCTGGCAAGTCCTTTGGATCTTTGTCGTTACAAACATGAAGATACTGAACTGCCTTGCTCCACCCCGCGTGAGATCCTGACCAGTCTCTTCCTAGTTGTGCAGGATGAGAAACTCCTTCCTCAGCAATCAAACCTTCTTGATGCTGCTGTCAAAGTCTCTGGACTCAGTGAACATCTTGCCGGCCGAGACCTTATGATCATGTTGTCGGATAGTCCAGATATCTTCATTCGGCTAGCTCCTCCTGTAGATAAGCAGTGGGTTTTCAGTCCTGAAGAAGACTCTGATCCATCGACGCTAACAATCTCAGGGCGAAAGTCCTTACTAGATAGAACTAGAGGGACAGACTCTGCCCTCAACAATACGAATAGCGAGGAGGCTATCATGGACGAACTGCTCCAATTGCTGAAGAAGCTCAATCTTACGGATGAGCAGATCGCGTCTCTGGAGCCGGTCGCCCGCATCCTCAGCTCCCGGCAAAAGGCCGATCATGAGGAATTCGAGAAAGAAAAGACCCTGGCCGTTGATGCTGCTGTTAATCCTCTCACTGAGAAGTTGACAGATGCCCAGAAACAAATCGACGAATTCCAGGACCAGATCAAATCCGATGTGGTTGACCGAGTCTTTGAAGCCTTCTCGAAAATTGGTCAGTATTCTGAGGCAGACCTGAAAGACAAAGAAAAGGTTCTGACCCTTCGGGATGAGCTGAACAAGCGGACAATCGATTCCCTGCGCGACTCTCTCGATGACGTCACTAAGAGACTTGAGCTCTTGGTTGATGACCAGACTGTGGATCCTCTTAACAGATCGGTCCCTCCGACACCCCCCAAGAAGGAAGATGACGAAGGTGGCTTTAAGCTTCCTGCTCGCTTCACGAAGCCCCTTCGTGGGTAATCAGCCATCATGGCTAAACCTTAAAAAGGAGAACTCTAAACAATGAGTGCCAATGGTTTCATCCAGCATGCTACCCCCTACACCCCTCCATTTATCGAGCAGGGCGATGGCATCACTCCGGCTTTGGGCAACGCCCTTAAGCTCTGCCCTTACCTGCCGGCCAGACGCTCCAGCCAATTGTGGCAGGGCAATTTCGGTAACTTCGATGTCCCCGTCGTCATAGAGGCCGGTGAGCCGGTTGGCGTCTGGGAAGACACAAGTGGCAATAAGTGGCTTGTTCCGGCCAGTCCGGTCCCGTATCAGATCACCTATGCTGCCGGCGATGTCGGTAACACAGAAGATCTTGACGTTCCTGGTACGGCTGTTGCGGCCTCCGGTGACTCCACTGCATATATTGGTGCAACCTTGCCTATTGGCTTGGCCCATCAGCCGATCATTCGCAACTCTTACCTGTCCACAGGTGAGATCGTCAACGAAAACTTTGATCCGGCTTGGAAGGCTGTGGTCATGCGTCGGCGTCACTTCATGATTCCTTACTTCCGTAATGGTGCCAATGCTATTGGCCACGTTAATGAAGGTGACCTGTGTATGAATCTTGGTATCACTGGTTCTAAACTCTCGGCCTCCAGCCGTCCTCGTTTGGGTCCGTGCCGTATTGACAATGAAGATACCACGACTGAACCTTCTGCGTCGACTCGGGTCATCACCCCGACGTTCGCCGATGTGGCAACAGGTGACTCGTTCACCATTACTATTCAGGGTTGTGCTGTCACTTTCACAGTTGTGGCAGCGGCTAAAACTAGCGTTGGCTACAACGGTTACTTTGTCAAGGGCGTCGCCGTTGCCAACACAATCACCAACTTTATTGCAGCCTGGGCTCTGACAGCTCTTAAGTATCGTGGCACACCTACTTCAACAGACACTGCCACCACGATCACGATCACTGCAACAGAACTAGGCGCAGTAGCTATTGGCTATGCTGAAGTCTCTGATGAAGGCGATGCCTGGGCGGCTGCCGGCACTTCGGCTGGCACAGCTGCTTCTGGTGGTATGACTGCTGGCCTGACTGTCAATGCTCTTCATTTGGGTAACATCATCGGCCGTTTCCTGCGGGTTTGGGAACAAGGTGTTCCTGATACCTTCGATCTGTCCAAGGCTGTCACCCCTCGAGATTCCGGGCTTGCTGGCACCGGAACCAATGGCGTAGCTCAAGAGCTTGCCTTTGCCGGCAATACATTCGAAGGTGCTGTCGCTCCTTCTGCTTATACTGAAGCCGGTGCGCTGCTGATTGCGTTCGAGCTGTAAGGCTTAAACAGTCACCGCGACTCTAAAGGAGGAGTCAACCACTACAATGGGAACCCAAATCAACCTCAACTCAACCAATGTGGAACTGCTGGCTAAAAACCTGTCAGACTCCATTGTGGCCAGCTTTTCAAAGGCGAGTATTGACATCGACGAGGCCCGCAAGCTCTCGTTGCCAGACCACCTGAAGAAAACTCAGGCCGACAGTGCCAAGCGCGATGTTACGGATACTGTCCGTCGCATGCTCTCGGACTATGATTATGCTAAAGAGGTCAACCTGAGCTGGGTCGACTTCTGTAATGAAATGTGCGGTTTCTCCGATCAGATCTCGATGGAAGAGCTGCGCACTCTCATCCCCGGTGCCATGAGTTCCGTCGTTCAGGAAGCTGCCGAGCCCGAATACATCGGCACCAAGCTTCTTGAAACGATTCGTACTGAAGGTGTCCTCGCCGTTAACTTCCCTGCTTTCAGTGCAGTCGCTGATGCTGAAGAGGTTGGTAACGGGCAGGAATACCCGATCCGCAAGTTTGCAGTTCAGGGCCAGGGATACTGCCGGGTTGGCAAGTTTGGTCTGCGTGTGGAAATCCAGGATGACGTTCGCCGCTATGTCAAGGGCTTCGACATCATGGGCCGCATGCTTTCTGCTGCTGGCCGGGCTATGGCTCGCACCAAGGAAAAACGTATCTTTGCTCACCTAACGAGCATTGGTAACGACTTCATCAACAACCTGTCTTCGTCCTACCGTAACAGTTCGGGCGTCGGTATTGATGGTGCCCAGAATGGTTCCATCACGTTGGACGACTTGGTCGAGATGGCTGGTGACCTGATCAATCGCGGGTTCAACCCCGATCTGATCCTGGTCAATGGCTTGGCCTGGACCATCTTTGCCCGCACCCCGGAGATTCGGGACTTTGCATTGGCATCGGCCAAGGGTCCTCTTTACAAATGGCCAACTGGATCGGCGTCTCCTCACCCTTCGGCTAAGGCAAATCCTCTGGGTTATGGCTGGGAAGCTGCGACTCCGCTGGCTGCCTTGTCGACCAGTCCCGATTCAGGTTTGCTTGGAAAGTCTCTGCAGACCGTCGTTACGCCTTACATGCCTTATGTGGCTGCCGGCAGCTCGACTCCTGCTCTGACCAACATCATCGTTGCTGACTCACGTTATCTTGGCGCTATCATGCAAGATGAAGATGTCACGACTGAAGAGTTCAGTGATCCTCGGATCGACGTGATCTCGACGAAGTTCCGGGAACGTTACGCACTAGCCACCGCCGCTGGCGGCGAGGGTATCAGTGTTGCTCGTAACATTGCTATCAAGCGTGGCCTTGATCCGTTCGCAAACTTCCAGTTCTCTGTGGTCGCTTCTCCGACGTGGCCTGGTCCTACTGTGAAGACTGCAATCAGTGGCTTGACAGTGTAAGCCTAGCGGCTTAGATACCACTGGTTAAAATCCAAAGAGGCAGGCGAATCACTTGCCTGCCTCTTACTTTCTTTGAACTAAAGAGGAGTACTCAAGAATTATGGGAAAGTCAACCGAACAAACTAGCAATCTCCCCCCCGATGCTAATCCTTCCAAAGTGGACACGGTGTCCAATGGCCTGAGAAATGCAGCTCCTGCTCAGAAGGCCCTTCCTGCCTCGTACTTCGACTATCTGACTGGCCTTCAAGCCATCCAGCTCAATGTCGCTCGTGAAGTTATCTTCAATGTACGATCCGAATGGACTGACTCCCAGTCCAAAGTCCTCGTCGGTCTTAACCGACGAGACCCAGTGGCCGTCTTCGGCCAAAACGGTGTGCCAAGTCTTAATGAGATCCCTGAGCATGGTCTTAAGATCATTGCTTCGGCTCTTCAGCTTGGTACAATTATTGCAGTCAGCAAAGATGCCATAACTTCTTTCAAGATCCCCGAGTATCATAAATCGGAGGTTCACAGCCGGGTCGAAGGAGGCAAAGATCCTGTTCTTTCCTCAGGCTTCGAAGCTACTGAGCTCGAAGTTCTCTTGACTCCCCCATCAGCCACGGACTCTATTGATCCTGAAGGGGATATTATTAACAAGATTAAGACCTCTAAGGTCCTCAGCGAACGCAAGGGTGTGGTTGCCCTGGCCTACCTGGAAGAGTGTAGCCGGCGTCGTAGCCGAGTTCTCGTCTTCCTGGAAGACGTCATCAATAGTTTTGGTGACACTAGAATGTAAATCAATGAGGTGGCTTTGCCATGGCGGCTCCTGTTCTTGCTTCAAACAATCTTGATGACGGGATGCCGCTCAACCGGACCCTCCTGCTTGACTTCAGTGGTCTGCTTGATGAAAGCACAGTCACCTCATCTATAGTCATTCTGACCCCTGTGGCATCCTCCAGTCAGGTTGTCCAGGGGTCTTTGACAGTAAAGAGTACTGAGACAGCAAGTATTATTAGCTTTCTTCCTGCTTATACTCTTCGTCAAGAGACAGCTTACCGTCTGCTAATCACAGTTGGACTTAAGTCTCTTGATACAACCCCTTTAGCAGCTCCAATTTCCATTACCTTTACAACAGGAACCTCTCTTATAGAGCCTGTCCAAGTAGAGCTTCCCACTGGACAACTTTGGGACCAGGCTCTTGGCTACTCAGGTGACTTCCGTTTGCTAAGCTCTAACCCTGCAGCCAATGCATATGGTCTGGCTACTAATCCCTTACAAGGATCTATCATCACTCAGTTGACTCTGGTCTTCTCTGAAGACGTTCTTACAGCTCAGTGGCCTACAGATGCTGCAAGCTGGGTGGACCTTACACAGATAAACCTATATGCTGAGTCTATTGATGGAACTCCAACTATACCTGCCCGTGTTCCAGAGCTTCTGTCTTGTGCAGTTTCTGGAGCAACTGTAGTTCTTACTCTTAACACAGCTTTGGGAGATGCTCCCAATGTAACCTGGGACCCCGATGCTACAGAAATCACGTCTCTTCAGCTTATGACCTTCCTGCCAAACAATCGTGTATGGGTGGTACTGGATGCTGACACTTCAAATAGCACTGGCTCAAAAGTTCTGAGTGAAGAGAGAACCTTTGAGTTCTCCACAGAGCTATTTCCTCACTATGGAACAGTCTCCTCCGTCTTCCGTCGCTTTGACATTATTGGTGGAATACTGGACTTAGACGATCGTGAGAAAGATTATTTGATTTACCGAGAGTCAGAATGGCTTGCCGCCATGATGCTAGCCCGGGATGAAGACTCCCGCTATGACCAGCCTACTAGAACCATGAGGGACTACATTCAGGCTAAGGTCATCTGGGAAGTTCTCAGCGAGGCTGTGACACTTCAAGCAGCTACTGGAATCAGTCAGAACAAGACACTTGGCCTATTCCAAATCTCTCGTAGCTTCAGTGGATCTTCTAAGGTCCTGGATAGTTACCTGACTAAACTGGAAAATGCCTGGCGCAGTGCGCTGGAGTCCCTGCTTCCTCTTACTATGTTTACGAGTGCAATCCGTGGACTTGAGAGCCCTTACCGACGTCGTACACGTCCTGATTATATGGCTGCTCGTCGAATGGGAACATACCCAGGCAATCCCTGGACTGTAGGATGATCTCTTGAAGTTAGTAAGGAAATGAAAGATAATGACAATTTTCAACAACGCAATCATTGACGCTCGATCTGGATATGCAGACGACGATGCTTTCATCTTGGCGTCGAACGTCGAAACCGCTT